TGGCTTAATTCCTTTCCCCTCATCTCCGTATAAACATTGAGATAAAGTATGATGATTACCTCTAACAAAAGGTATTAAATCTGCTATTGCCTGAGCAGAATCATCTGGAACGTGGTCTAACCCTCTAGCCGCAGTCTTTATAGCTGCTTTAGAAGCCTCCGTTTTAAATGTACATATATTTAGAACATTATCTTCTCCAAAATATTCTTTTACTGCATCTATTATTTGTCCTCTTTTTGATTGTTGTGTATCTATATCTATATCAGGCATTTCTGGTCTTTCAGTTACTAAATGTCTCCAATTTGGCAGATTCCATTTTAAAGGATTCATTTGATGTATATCCATATAGAAACCTGTTAACCAACCTGTAATTGACCCTCTTGATATTCCTACTAAAGAATCTCCTTTGTCCCACATAATTTGTAGAACCTTTTGAGTTAATACATAGTAAGAAGATATTCTACTTCCCATTATTATAGATATCTCCCATATCTGCTCTAATTCAAAGTTGATAGTTTCCAATCTAAGCGTCCATTCATCTTCAGTTAACAATTTGTATGGCTCTTTGTTTTGGAAGCCTAATTCGACCTGATAAAGGTAATATTTGTCCTGTTCTGAGTCTGAGTATGCAAACTTTTTTATATACTCATAGTCATCATAATAATCTTTAAAGAAATGTTGAACTTCAAATTCAGGCAATTCAATTTCTGGAACAATAGTTTCATGTGCTAAATCAAAAGTTTCTATCATATCATAAATACTTGTTCCATTTAATCCTTGTTCTAAATCTTCTTCACTTATATAAGAGAAATGACTTCTTAAATCTTCATCTTCCATCATATAAGTAGTTGCATAAAAGTCAAATAATTCTCTTTCATCATCTCTTGATTTAAGAAAAGCCTCATGAATAGGTCTATCTTCTTTTTTAAGATAATGAGAATCAGTTGCAATTATCCAATCTAATTTATAAGCCTTAGCTATTTCTAAAGCTCCCTTATTAAATATAATTTGCTCAATGTTATCACTAGGTTGAAGCTCTATAAAGAAATTCTCTTTTCCAAAAGTTGCTATATTCCACTTAACGAACTTGTGGATTGCCATTTTAATTTCTTTAACTAATATTTTATCGTTAGCTTTTTCACTTTCTTTCCAAGCTAAAACTAGTTGAGGAAACTTTCCTCCTAAGCAAGCTGTTGTAGCAATAAGATGTCCTTTATTCTCTCCTATTACATTCTCTATATCAGCCTTAGTAGTAGGAACTCTTTCAGTTCTTCCTGTTTTAAAATAGTTTTTATCCCATGTATTAGATGATATATCACTTAATTGTCGGTATCCTATCTTATCTTTGGCTAGTAGAATAAAGTGATTAAACTTTGTAACTCCTGAAACGTAATTTTCTTTAACATCTTCCATTTTATCAATTAAATAAATTTCGTTCCCTAGAATAAGTTTGAAATCTTCTTTTAGTTTCCCATCTTTTTTCAAGTCCCTAACTAGATTTAAAGCAGTAACATGTGCAGACAATGATTCGTGGTCTGTTATTGCTACTGCATCTAAACCAATTTCTTGGCTTCTATTTATTAAATCTGGAACTTTGATAGTACAGTCTAGCATTCTTAAATTACTACCTTCCGCAGTATGATTGTGAGTACTAATTCTTCTGTTCATACTATCACTTCCTTTATCTTTTATTAAAATAATTCCTCTATAGTCATATCAGAAATATCTTTAACAGCTGGCTCAAACTCAAAATCTATAATGTCTATTTGAGGATTTCTTAATCCTGCAAAATCATTTATACTTGGTTTACCAACTACTGTTAAATTCATTATACCAGAGTTTTGCATTTTGTCAAGCATTTCTGAAGAAACTCCATAAGCTTTTACATAACTAATCCCACCAACTCTAAAACTAAATCCTTTTCTTTTAGTTACTTTAAAGTTCTTTTCTGTGTTTTCAACTCTTACATTTTCTACTGCAATTTTACATTCTTCAATACCTCTACTCCAGAAATCAAACAATTGGTCTATTTTAGTAATATAATCCATTTTCAATTCACTAACATCAAATATGAAATCAACATCATGTCCCATATGTACTTCATATCCCTCTAGAGCTTTGCTTGCCATGTCGTAGGCTTTCTTTACGTTCCCTTTAGTAATTCCTATACCAAAAGCATTATCATGTCCTGCAACCTTATCAAAGCATCCTGTATCTTTTAATATTTTTTGTAAATCTTCTATATTACCATGCTTATAATTACGTCCACTTCCCCCATACTCTTTAGGATTATTTTGCTTTTGTCTAAGAAGTAAAATAGGTTTCTTATATAAGTCTTGTAATTTATTTGCTACTAGCCCTGTGAAAGAACTTTCAACATGCTTTGTAACATCCATAAATATAATGTTATTTCTATTAAGATTTTTTTCTTTTATTTTTTCTTCTAATATAGGTAGAGCTTTCTTAACTTGTCTATCCTGCTTACTTTTAATGTTTGTCATTTGTCTAGCCATATCTTCATATAAGAATACTAATTCAGGCTTACAACCTCTTTTAGTATATTCTACTTTTATTGTATCATCTGTTAAGGCTCTAAATATATTATCTTTCTCTTCTAATGTCCCGACTCTACTTGCTGCATTGAATAGAGGAGCTATATTAAATGCAACCTTAATCATATTTAATTTATCTCCTATAGAGAATTCGTTCTTCTTTATGATAGCTAATATTAAAGGATTCTTAATATTCTTAAGTCCCATTTGAGTTAATAAATGAGTTTCTTTATTAGTCATATCCATCATATCTCCAATATTACCAATAGCTGCTAAATCTAATAAATTAATAGATATTTCTTTATCTAAATATTCATCCATAGCTTCAACAAATTTCATTGTAACTCCAGCTCCACTAAGAGTGTTATTAGGATATACACCATCTTGACAATTTATAACTACTAAAGAATGATTGTCAGCATGTGTCTTTTCCATTCCATCTTCTTCTATATTATGATGGTCTAATATTAATACATCTATTCCCTTTTCTGCTAATATGTTATGAGCTTTATAGTCTGAACTTCCCGCATCTGGAACTATTAATAAATCTAATCCTTGAGTACTAAATTCTCCTATCTCTCCATCAACTACTTGAATACCATGTTGTTTCCCTTCGTGATTGTTCCAAGTAATTAAATCCATATCATATCCTAATTCTTTTATATAGTTAAATATAATAGCTGAACTCATAAATCCGTCTAAATCGGCATCTATTAATATATGTATTCTACTTTTGTTTAGTATATGCTTATCTAAAAGCTCAACACCCTCTTGCATATTCTTGAATAGGCTAGGGTCATTAATATCTTCAATTCCCATAGATATGAAATCTCTATAGTCTCCTAATCCTCTGTTATCAAAAATCGTTTTTAAAATATCTGATTCATAATTATTTTTCCCCATTAATTTATATTCCATTATTTCCTCCCATTTTATTTCGTTTTTATCATTATTTTTTCTTTTACTAACTGTTCAAAGATTTCTTGTCCTCTATCACAAGGGCTATCTTTATATTCAGTTAAATCATTTTTATCCCATACGATATAAGCTTTCGCATATGGAGTTACTAGTGATGCCATTTTTCTTAATCTCTTTCCTTGTTTCTCTGCTTTCTTCGTAAATACGAGTTCTCCGTTATCATTTTCTTGCTTGGCACTTCCTTCGAAATCTTTATCCATACAGAATATAAATTCTTCCGCTCCTAATTTTAGTAAGGTTTTTATTTGACCTTTAAATATATTGCTTCCACAAACCGCAACACTACAATTATTCCTTCCATAAAATCCTTCCATATGAAGCACTGATTTTTCAGCTTCAAATATATAAACTCTCTTTAATCTTTTGATAGCCTTTTTAGTTTTATGAAGACCATAAAGGTTAGAAGATAATGGATGTCCATATTCTTTCCCTTGTACGGTTACAGGAACATATTTATATCCTTTTGATAAAGCTTCTTCATTTAGGTTTCTAGCTCTTATTCCTATTAATTCGTTATGTATATTATAATGCGGTATGATAATCTGGTTTCTAATTGGAAGAAAAGATATTTCAAAAGCCTTCATAGCCTCCATTGTAATATTTTCATCTAGCCAATCACTATGATATACATTATAAAACCTTTCTAATACTATTGGGTCATATATATCTAATATTTGAGATTTTCTTTTAGCATTGATAGTATCTTTATGCTTTTTATATTTATTTAGCATATCCCAATCAGAAATAATATCTGCATCGGGATTTAATCCATTATGTTTTTTAATTACATTAGAGGCTGTTCTATTAGTTTTCTCTGCTACATATCTAACACTTTCTCCAAAAGATAAATCTTTTCCTCTAATAAATTTAGCTCTACAGACTAATTCGAAGATGTCAAAAGTTTCTCCGCATTCTGTATAGCAATGAAATGTTTTACTACTTTTATAATAATATAATTTATGTTTTCCTCCAGATATATTGTGGCATACTGTTTGATATGCCCATATTCCTTCGGCTCTATTAATAGAAATAGGAGGCTCACTACCTAAATCATTGACTAGTATTAAGTTAATATCGTCCAATGTTAACTCTTCTTTTAATACATCTTTATCAATCATGAGTGACCTCCTTCTGTTATTATTTCTTAGTATATTTCTTTTTTGGTGTTTCCTCAATATCTGCTACTTCATTGATATCAATACTGTTCTCATCAATTATTTTATCTATTTTAGTTCCAGTTACTTTTATTACTTTATAGTCATTATCTGTTAAAAATAAATCTGTAGTTCTACAAGTTCCTAAGTCAGAATGTAACCACAATTTAACTTTAGTTAATTTACCTCTTCTAATTTTGAATATATGATATACTAAATTAGGAGTGTTCTTTTCATGGTTAAGACCTTTCTTCTTAATTACTCCTTCTAATGCTTTTAAATCTTGAGCAGTAGCTTTCATAGCTATGATTCCGATATCAACCTTATCTGCTATTGCTTTAGAACCTCTTAATAAAGTTTCATCCGCATCTTTAGCAGTTTTCCAATCTCCATTTAGCTGAGTACTTGTACTAAGGAATAGTCCATGCCTATTACAATAGTTCTTAAGCTTATCTGCTGACAATAATAATACTTGGTCTTCTCTTAGTTTCATTCCTGCTTCTTTTTGTAAATTACTCATTATTTTAACTGAGGTATGTAAATAATCAAAAAATACATATCTTACTTTATTCTTAATCTTATATTCTTTTATCTTATTCATTAATTGGTCTAAATCCCAGTTAGATAAAAGTTCGATATAGATAGGTGAGTTGTCTAATATTTCTATTGCTTGGTCAACTCTTTCTTCTTCATCTCCCTCATATTTACCATCAAGGATTTTTTCCTCATTGACTCCTGAAATGTTAGCCATCATCATAGTTTGAATTTCATCGACTTCTAGCTCTGTTGTAATAAATACTACAGGCTCTGAGAAAGGCTTTTCTACGTATTCTCCTGTACCATCTCTATTAAATTCGTATCTATGAGTAGCTCCGATATAGCAAGCATCATTTATTGATAGTCTTGTTTTCCCCGTACCCGTTGAACCTGAACGTAAGAATAGCTTTTTCAATACTGCTCCTCTTGTAATAGTATTTAATATCTCACTTTCCAAAGGTAACCCTAACGCAGGAGCCTTTTTAAGCGTTTCTTTTAGTTCAGTCATACCTTTAGAGGCATCTTGTCCGTAAGAGTCAATAGAAGTACAATATTTTTCTCTTAAAGTTATAGTTCCAACTTCTAAAAGGTCTATCATTGTATTAATATCCATATTATCAAATTCTTCTAGCATTTCTGCTTTCTCTGTTAAATCAACTACATTAGGGTCATATATAGAAGTTATTCCTACTTCTAAATCTACTGCTGTTCTTAAGATACTAAACTTCTTCATTCTAGTATAATAATAGTAGAAATTATCTAGCTCTGCTAATTCCGCAGTAGATTCTAAATAATCTATCCCTTGATTGTCTGTAAAAATTTTATATTGTGCATCATAGTTTTTCAAGAAGCTATCTACTGTAATGAAATCTATTGAACTTACTCCATTGACATAAAGATTATTTATTACTCCAAAAATAATTTGGTGAAATCTTTCAGGAAAGTCTTCTTTCTCTATGTTATATTCATCTTTTTCAGATAATAGTTCTGGCTTTTGTATTAAACAACCTATCACTTGAGATATAGCCATTTTATCTACTAAGTCCGTTTTCTTTATCTTATTCTTTGCCATATTAACCCTCCTATAATTCATCTATATTTATTAATTCCATCTTTTCAAAGTCTATTGTCTGAGGAACTTCTATTGCTACTATTTGTTCCTCAACTAAATCTCCTTCAATCTCATTTAAGGATTTATTGGCATTTTTCATATTTATATAATTTTGTTTAGCATCTTCATATACCCAAGGAATTATTCCGATTCCTTTAGAATTTTCTGTAGTATTGCCTAACGTCTCATAGAAATATCTTAACGCTAATAACATACCTTTATATTTATATTTTCTTTGGGTTTTATATTCTTCCATTTGTTTAAGGATTAGTGGATGTAATACATCTGTTTCATACAATTGACATATATAATCATAAAGTTCTGACCTGTCATCATTTATCTTTTCCTGAATTTTCTGACAACTCTCACATCTATATTTGCTTCCCACCTGTACCATATCATCTTTCTTAAACTCTTTACCACATTTATCACATTTCTTATAACTCTTAGTTAGTTTTCTTAAGGCATCATCTTTTAATTTTTCTTCATGACAGTGTGGACAGTAATATCTTCCATTATCTTTTACCGTATTCTCTTTATCATTCAAAGTCCCACATCTAGGACATTTTAATTGTCTTGCCATAATTGACCTCCTTAAAAGTTAAGGGAGAAATTAATCTCCCCATATATTATTTCACTTCTATATCTAATTCTTGTAACTCTGATAAAATCATATCTAAAGCTTCAACTTGTGATTTTTTAGCTTCTGATACCTTAGCATCATCTCCTAAATATTTAGAAACTATCTCTTGATATTCATCTAGTCTATCAGTCGCTTTCATAGCTACTACGATAGGTTTAATTGCTGCTAATATCTCATCATAAGTCATTTCCTCTTCTTCAATAACTTCTTGTTGCTCTTCAAAAGTTACACTTTCAATTCCTGTTACTTTTTCCTCTTGCTCTACTGCGTCTTTTATTCCCTTAATTAAATTCTCAGCTGACCATACTTCCATTACTTCTGGGAAGTAATCAAATCTTGTTCCTGCTTTGAAAGTTTTAGTATTAACAAAAAATGCTGAACTAGGAATTTCTTTTTCATTCTCATCGAATCCATTAGATTTTAAGTATCCTATAATATCTACTGCATCAATGATAGGATTAATAGTACGCTTTCTATCTACTAGTCCGTCTCTACCTGGGTAGATTTGAGTATATTCTTCATCTGTATCTTTATTATGTACAATTGTTCCTGAGTGAGCTATAAAAGCTACAGTAAATCCAGCTCCAGTTAATCTATTAATTTCTGACCAGAATTCTTTAGAATACTCTTTCCATAATCCGAATCCACCATTTCCGTCTCCGATAGTGTCAACATCATGTTTTTGACATATATATTCATCACACTTTAGTGAAGCTTCGTCTATAGTATCAAATACAAGAGTTATTTCTCCATTAAAATCTTTTGTTTTCTTAAGTAAGCTCGTATTAAACTTCTTAAATTTAGACCATTTGTTTAGTCTTTCAAAAGGAATTCCTGGTATTGCGTTAATACCATATTCCCATCCTAAATATATTGGATTAGGTAACTTAAGTAATTCTTTAGTTTTTCCTGTTCTATTATCACCATATACTAGTACAGTTTTACCTTTTAAATCTTTAGATACTACTGATTTCTCTAATCCCATTGAAGCTATTAAATCGCTATAGCTTGCTACTTTTTTCTTTTTAGTTTCTGACATCTTGTTGCCTCCTTTAATTGGTTTAAAGGGAGGGGGTACCTCCCTATATTTTATTTATTATTTATTAGAAAGGTAGGTCATCATCGTCCTCTTCAACCTCTACTGGTTTTGTAGCTTTCTTCTTTATACCTTTAGTTGTAGTTGAAGCAGTCTTTGTGCTCTTCTTAGAATCTTTGCTTTGTAGTCCTTCTAACTTAGTAGCTCTCTCTACTTTAGCTGCTTTGAATAAATCTTCATCGAAGTCTTTATCTCCATCTTCATAAGCTTCAAGTTCTCCACCTGTTACTTTGTTGAAGATTATAGAGAATGATTTAGAAGCCTTAGAAGCTTTTCCTAAAGAACCTTTTTTAGACTTTCCTCCTACTACGATTGCGTCTAGCTCTCCCCATAGGTTGATTGTTTGCCCTTTTTCTAGGTCTGATAATGCGTCTACTAATTCAATCTCGTCTCCATCAGCATCTACATAATCTTCTGCTACTAAAGTGATAGGACATAATCCGAAGAATGTAGGAGCTAATCCTGTAATGTTTAATTTATCTTCGTTATCTTTATCTTCTTTTACCTTACTTACTACAAACTCGATATCGAAAACTCCTCCCATTTCAGCTTTTCCTGATTCTAAATCAGCTGGAGAAACTCTTTTAACAAAGCTTCCTGCAATTTTACTTCCTTCTTTAATTTCACCAGTTTTAGAAACATAAGTATTATCTGCGAATGCCCCTGTAATTTCAACGATGTCTGCTTCTTCTAATCCAACAGTTGCTGCTGACTTGTGCTCTCTTAGAGATGTTACTAGTCCTTCATATTGTTTATTCTTTTTCCCATCTGATTTTAAAGCATAAGTGAAGAATTGAACTTTAACTTCTTTTCCTTCTCCCATATCTACAATTAAATCTCCTTTAATTGCTTTTTCAGTATGGTCTCCTCTTTTCATCTTCTCATCAATAGTAAGATTGTTTTCCATAAGTTTACCTACTATTCTTACTGAGTTTGTTGATTTTCTAAATTCGTTTTTCTTTGCCATGTTTAACACACTCCTCAAAAATTTTTTGTTTACTATATAATATTACCATTCCAATTTATATTTGTCAATGGTCTATAACCTATTTTTTAAGCCCAGCTTCTGTTATAATTTCTTGTAAATCATCTCTAACATTAAGTGTTAATTCAACTTCTGAATCTTCAGTTACTGTAGCCTCTGTTACTTCTTCTTCATTACTAGGAATTTCTAATTGCCCTGTTGCAAGTAAATATTGCATGTAGTGCTCTGGACTCTTAAAACCTGCTCTTTTAAGTTGTTTCTTGTCTGCTTTAGTTATAAGTGTTCCATTTTTCTTCATTTGATTTCTCTTAATTTGTCTTGCTAATGACCCCATAATCGACCTCCTTTATTAGTATATATTCATTATAATATATATATTTAAATTGTCAATACTTATTTAAATAAATACCAACCTTTTTTACTATAAATAAAATTACCAACTGAATTTATACAAGAATCTTCTACCATTATACAACTTCCCATAAGTCCACAAGTTCCCTTAAACTTAACGTATTCTCCTTGTGAATATGTTTCTCTCTTAATTTTTGTTCCTATTATTAGTTCGTTCCAATTAGTAATTTGTTTCATAAATACCTCCTAATGTGCAGCAACGTCTGCGTTATGTATCCAGTCTAAACTTATAAAAGTTTCTCTAGAGCCCATATCTTTTTCTAATTTATTAATAGATTTTTCTGATTTAGCATTATAAGGTCTCATATGATTTTGTATTAAAGTTACAATAAAAGTTATATCATCATCAGAAAGCTTTAATTCTTTTTGATTTTGAAGCAACATATTTAATGCAACACTAGCACTTACATTCTCATGACTGTAATAGTGAGCATATCTTGAATCTTCTCCTTTAGTATTCTTAAAAGTTTTACAATAAGGCTTACCTACATCATGTAATAAAGCTGCTAACATTAATACAAATCTCTTATTCCCTCCTAAATCTGGGAATTCCTCTTTAATAAATTCATATGCTAAATAACAATGTCTTGATAAAGAGAACGAATGATGTTTACTATCTTGTGCAAATTCTCTTGTATTAAATAACATCTTATTTCCTAACATTACAGGAGAGTTTATATACGCTTCATAAGAAGATATATTCTCTAATTCAAATTTACTTAGAACTCCATAGAAATTAGGGTCTTTACAGTTATTCAGAATATATTTAACTTCATCAAAGCCCTCTGATAATGTTGGTAGAGAATATGCTAATAACATTCTATTCATAACATGATGAGGAACAGTTCTTTCTCTAAGTTCGTTAGCCTCATAAGTTTCATATAAGTCACGAGAAATGACATGTGCCTCTATTTCTACACCTTCTCTTTTAAACTTTCTAATGAAAGCTTTTCTCTTTTTAGAATATAAATTTGTAGCGTCATAATAAATAGCATCAACTGTCTTATCATTAATGGCTTGCTCTACCCTCTCATTAGCTATTCTAAAGACTTCTTTGGGGTCACCCTGTATATTTTCATCTCCATATATTTCTTCTCTTATAGAGTCTGATGAGATGACTACAGGGTTTTTATACATTATGCGACAAGCGTCTATAATATAGCTTTTCCCACTTCCTGGTATGCCTACTGGCATTAAAATTTTTGTCATATTATCCCTCCTCATGAATATCAAATTCTTGTCTTTCTGTGCTTGTCATTATTATTGGAGTATTAACAAATAAATCACTCTCACATGAGCTTTTTATTGCGTTTCTAACAATATTATAATGACCATTCTTATTATTTGGTTTATTTAGATTTAAATACCCTATAGATTGCTTATATCCACTTCCAATTGCAATATAATCTTCTATTTGGATTACTGAACCGTCACCAGATATCTCAAAAAGAGTACCTTTATAAGCAAATAAAATATCAATTGGTAAATATGTCTCTTTATTATCTTCTTCAATTAATAGTTTATTATCCTTCATTATTTTAAATATCTTTGGAACTAGTTTAGTCACAACATATTTAAAATCAATCTTTCCTTTTAATGCTGATAATTCATCAACTAAATCTTCTTCACATTTTAATATATTTGAACCTCTTAAAGTGCCGACAATCCCAAATAATACATTGTTTCTACTTCTAAAAATCTTATAATTATTTTCATTCTTAAGAGTTTGCTTTGTACTTCCATATGTTACTTGAGAATCTGCTCCCATTATAACTCTATCGTTCTCTTTATCCACTATAGCCACTACTACGCTCATAAAATCTCTCCTTTTAATTCTTCTAATATTGGCATTTCTTCTCTTATTTCATTTATTTTTTTATACTTCCCTGTTCTGCTTTTTAGCATATTGCAATCATTATTATCAAGATATATATTCCTAACCATACCTCTGATTACAGGACTTAATCCATTTATATATATCATGGCATCTTTTAAAGTTGTAAATTCTCCTCTGATATAGTTAACATATCTTAGAGACACTTCAAGTTTTAACCTAGCATATCTCATAGATTCATCTTTAATTGCTGATATTCTCTCTTTATGAGCATCTGGAACCTTAGAAATCATGTCGTCATAAGTACCATCTGCTAAAGAATGTATTACAACATTAATACTAGCTATTCTGTCTAAAACTCTATGTATTTGAACATAGTCATCACATTTAAGTTTAACTCTTCTAACAGACATATCTTCTTTAATTATTTCTATAACCCATCCTTCTTTTTCGTCTGCCTTATATTTCTTTGTAGCTTCATTAATAAGATTTTTAAATTCCCCAATAAGTCTTGTTTCTGAATGAATCCCTCTAATCCAAACAAAATCTGGATTCGCCATAGGAACGTCATAAGGCTCTGATATTATATATAAGTCATGATTACTAAGTTCTTGACCTGTTAAAGTATTTCTTATACCAATTAAATATAATCCTTCAAATTCTGAACCATAATTAACGACATGAGCATCTCTTCTAGTAATCATTTCGAATATAAATGTTAAGTCTGGGCAATCTTCTATCATAGATTTCATGCCAGAAGTTAATAGATTAATACCATCTTCTAATCTCCACGAATCGTCTTTACTAAGAGCCATACTACCAAACATATGTATTTTACCATTGTAGAATCTAGCTGTTTGCATAGACCCATCTAATTTATCCATGAAGTTAACTGCTATAACATTATCATTTAATATTTCTTTAATAACATTATTCATATTATTTTCTTCAACTTCGTTAAGATTAAAGAACTTTCTAAATGGAGCTACAACTATTTCTTCATTATGTAAATCTATTACAATACTTCTACATTCTCTAAATATAGAATTCTTATCATTCCACATTCCCTCTTGCATTTCTGCTAGTCCGTATCTTATAAGAAGTAAATCTCCCTTTTGATTGAATTGTAATGACTCAACAAATTCATTATACTCTTTTCTATTTAATGTGTCAACCCACTTCTCAAAATTATTTTCAATCCATCTTAATCCTAATTTTTTATAGTCATCTTTTATATTCATAACCATATTAAAAACTGGATTCCAATTATATAATTCTCT